TTTACCTCTGTAAATATTATCTGCTTGTGGTGCTTCTACAAATGAGTGAACTAAATGATGTGTATCTTTTTTATTTTCTAAAGGATGGTCAATTTTAAATGAACCAGAAGATTTTGATAAAGCTCCATTAACATTTAAACCAGAACTACTAATTTTTGCTTTTTCTGTAAGTCCAATAGAAAATTCAATATTGTTTGTTGCTCTTATGGCTAAATCAGTTTGAGAACCACCACTTACTAAATTTGCGGCATCACCTATGTAACCAATAGTTGTGCCACCATTTACATCAAATTGCTGATATGTTCCATTTCCAGAACCACCTCTAAATTTGAGTAAACAAGTTCCACTATCCTGAATACTTAACTTATATGAGCCAGGAGATGAAGTTCCAATACCAACATTACCAGAACTGTCGATACGCATACGTTCTGATGGTGTAAAAGTATTTCCTGCAGTTAAACCTGTATTACTAAAAAATTTTATATCTCCACCACTATCATGTCCAATAATTACAGCTTCTGTAGATTTTGCTACCCAACCACTACCACCAACTTTATATCCTGCTCCACCAGATATTCTAAATTGACCTGCACTTTCTGACATTAAGTAACCACCACCACTAGCTGAAGTTTCATTAAAATGAATTTGTGTATCAGAACCTAAAACACTTAAAGGTACTTCTGGCGATGCAGTTCCGATACCAACTTTTCCAGATGAGTCGATACGCATTTTTTCTGGACCATTAACAGAAAATCTCATTGCATTTACATCATGTAAATAAGCTATTGCTCCAATATCATTATCTCCACTATCTCCAAAACAAAGTTGACCTGCACCAGATGTTCCAGAGCCAATAGTAATTCCAGAATTTCCACTACCCTCTACAAATAATTCATCAGCATTTCCATTAGGTGTTACACTACTACTAGCAGAAGTTACTTGAAGTTTTGCTGCAGGAGATGAATTTCCGATACCAACTTTGTCATTACCACCATCGACAAATAACATATTGGCATTACCATTACTCTCAACTCTGAAATCAATATCAACACTATCATCGTTAAACACAGTTTCAGTTGGACCTAATGTTAAAGAATTATTAAAAAATCCTGACCTAAAAGATTGAAATTCTAATGCACCATCTTCAGTATTATGAGTTGCATCAGATATTTTTGCTCTGATTGAAGCGTAATCTGTATTATTTCCACCATCATCTTTTCCAGTAAAATATATCTGTCCAATTATGTCATTATCTGCTGGAGAACCACTTTCTCTACGCATAGAAATTCTTGGTCCTGAAGTAGCATCAGCGTCTGTTGAAACTAATGATAATGTATTTGAGTTATCTGCTGTTGTAATTGTAGCATTTCCTACTAGATCTAAAGCACCTGTTGGCGATGTAGTTCCAATGCCTAATCCAGTAGAGGTTAATCTCATACCTTCTGTAGCATTAACTTTAAACAGTATTGGTTGATTAATTCTTGTAAGAATATTTAATCCATTAGTAGCACCAACAATACTACTGTTTAATGTTGAGCCATGTTCAAAATCTAAAAAACCTCCCCAAGTATTTCCCGCTATAGTTAAACCACCATAACCAGTAATAGCATTTGGCGTAGCTGTACCAATCCCAACATTCTGACCACTATCAATAGTAATAGCTGTACTTGTAGCATTATCATCTATACCTGTAGATGTAAAAGATGTTAGAGTTCCTGTCTGTGTAATTCCTGTGTACGCACCAGATACTCTAGCAGATGGTACTGTACCACTTGTTAGATTTGATGCGTTTAAATCTCCACTTAAAGTAGCACCAGCAGGTACAGTAATAGTATCTCCAGATGCACCAATAGTAATTACATTACCTGATTCGTTGATAATATTATTACCTGATTGGTCTTGGATTGTATCTACTTTTAATATACTGCTCATTATATAATTACCAATGTTCCTGTTATAGTTTGTGTTGCTGTTATAGTAACAGGTCCTGCAAGAACTCCAGAGTCCATTGTTTGATCTTCTGAAATTGTTGAAGCATGAGTAACTACATATTTAGTAGCTTCCATTACTGGTGAAATTGTTTTCTTTGCAGGTATTGTGCAAAAAACATCTTTGTCTCCTGCAGTAAAATTAACTGCATTATCAGAGTTTGATGATGATATAGGTGTTGTACGTTGTAAAGTGCTACTTGCGCTTAAAGTTCCTTCACCAACTTCAAAGTTACTTGAACCTGCTTGAACGATAGTGTAATAAGTTGTATTACCAACTCCGATTCCACTAGCGAAGCTTTCGAAACCTTGAGATGCACCTGCTAAGGTAAAGTCACCTGTACCTGTAGTAATGCTTGTCTCTTTAACTCTGTCGTTAATGACAAGTGCCATGTACCCTCCCTATGCTAATCTTAATATTGCAGCTGAAGTAGTAAATGCAGGAAACTGAATTGTAAATGTTCCAGACGTTGCAGTCTTGTCCCCACCAAAATCTAACACGGCCACCGCATCAGTAGTTCCAGAACCACCATCAGTAGTTGTATTATAAATCAAAGCTCCTCTAGCTGTAAGTGTTACACCTACAAATGAGACTGTAGCGAAATCAGTAATTGCTACAGATGAAGATACTTTTACACCTTGATTAACAAGTGCTTTACCACCTGCAGTATAACCGGATGAAGTTACTTCAGTATTAGATCCTCCACCTGGGTTAGTTGAATAGTTTTCTGTTGATTTACCTAATGTTGCTGAACTTGTATACATCGCTAATTTATATGTATCTGATGATGTATCAAAATCGTGTTTGCCTTGTAGTAATTCTTTTTTAAATGAACTACAAATTGCGTTTGTTGTTATTGCCATAATATTTCTCCTTTAAATTTAACTGTTTGGTGACGGTGAAGGTATTTTAACCCTTGGTACACCATCATCATATTCTGCTCGTCTTCTTCTCCCCATTTGTTGGAGAGCAAAATTCTGTACACCTTCATTATACTTACTTTTATATAGATTGTACATATCCATAGGTCCTTTTAAAAAACCATAAGCTTCTGTTAGAACACCATCTAAAAGCATTCCTTGTTGGTATTCTGATAAATAAGTATTGTTTGAAGAAGTGAAACTTGGTGGTGTAATTATGTAATTTAATTGAACTGCATAATCTGCATTAGGTGTGGGAGCTACTACAATAGAACTTTCATCCCAGTTAGCATAATACTTAGGAACTCCTGTTGCACCAGTACCATTATATTCTGTTATAAAACTAGTATCTCTTTTTTCCATAAAAGTTCTATCACCTGTTGAAATACTAGTTGTTGAAAATACTTGAAGTGATCTAATAACTAAAAAATTTGAAGGTGTAACTAAAAATCTTTTTCCTGTAGAAAAAGATGAAGTTGCATATTTTCTTGTATCATCGTAATCAACTTTACCCGCAATATCTAATTCTACGTTTCTTATAAATTGTCCAATAATAGTATCAGTTAAAACATTACTATCTACTTCAGTAAAATTTCGAACCTGTGTTAAAAAATCTGAAAAACTTATAGCCATTATGTTATACTCACTGTTACGTTACCTATAGTTGCAATTAATTTTCTTCTTCTATTTTGTAATGAAGGATCTGCTGGTTTCATAGTACTAATTACTACACCACTAGTAGTAAGGGTAGCTCCCGGTTGAGCTGTCATAAAAGCAAAATCACCTGGTAAACTTAAATTAGCTACTCCAACAGTTATACCTCCTGAGTTTGCTAATGTTGTGTCATTTGCAGCAACTGTTCTAGGTTGTTGAAATTTTTGAGGTCTTGTGTTTTGTAAAGCAATAGCATCAGCAGTAAAATGTCTTCTTCTTATTTGTGGACTTTTAGGTTCAAACTCACTGTAATGTACTAACGAACCATTCCATTCTTTTACCATTTCATTATATGGAAAAGCCATACCAGATCTATCTGATATTGCCTGACTTCTTTTTCCTGTTGCCCATTTAGCCATAATTATATTCCATTCGGGTAAAATGATTGAGGTGTTATATACGTAGAAGCTCTTTGACCATCTTCATCTAATGCTCTTTTTAATTGGTCTTCGTAAATTAATTTATTTTGTTGTACAAGCTGTGGAGCTTTTTTCATTGCTAAATAATAAGCAAGACCAGCGCACATGCACGGAAGAAATCTATAAACAACATCTGTGTCGTTTGTATAAGCTCCAGCATCTTCAATTCTTTTTATAACGTAGTATTTTAAAGTTGTATAAGTATTTAAATCAGGAGCTTGATATAAATATATTTTAGGTGTAGTTGCTCTATCAACATAATATTGAGAAGGTTGTCCTAAAGCTAATTTATTTGGTAATGCAGAATATGCTGATCTATCTAGTTTAGTTAAAGCAACATCTTGGGTATCTACTGTATTTGCACCTGCAGCAGTTGTTGAAACAAAAGCTTCTAAAACATCACTAACACCGGCACTAACACTATATTCAGCCTGACCACTGACTAATGCATTTTCATGTAAAGCAACTTTCCATAAATGAATACCTCTATTACCCCATTCAGCAAATAACAAATCTAAACTTCTTCTAGCTGATCTAAGATCATAGCCAGAATTTGTTGTTAGGCCACATCTTTCGTATCCTTCTTCTATGACTTCGTCTATATTTAAGTTAAAAGTGGTTGTTCCTGAAGTTGCCATTCTTTAGTCTTATCCTTTTTGCGGTTGTACAATTTCTTGGATTGTATCACTTTTTGACTAAACTTTGAAGACCTTAGGTTTTTTGCTATTAAGTTTTTTTTTACTTTGTGTTTTTTTCTTTTTTTCACCTCTAGCACCTCTTAGTTTTCCATCAATTTGTGCAGTTATTTGTCCTCTTCCAATTGCCATTATATTAAATCTACTGCCTTTCCTATTATAGGTTTATATTTTGTTTTACCATCTTCTTTGTAAGCTCTTAAATATTGATGTCTAGGATTAAATGGTATGTAACTTGCATGAATCCATCCAGAATTTGGCTCACCAGGAGTATAATACTCCAAAATTAATTGATCTACTTCACAATTCATCTTAACCCAGTCTGCTACTTCAGCATTGTCCACCCCCATACATTCAAAATCAACCGCCTCAGCTTTTGCATGTTGTGATCCAATCGAGCTGCCGATAGCAACACACAACTCAGGGCTACGATAACCCGAGGTTACTTTTACTCTACCAAATTGATCACGTACTGGTTGTAAGATATTTTCACATAACATTTTAAGTTTATCTATCTGATCAGCGTTTGGTTCATTATCAATACCTCTACGAATAGCAGTATCTGATTTTGTTAATTCCTGTAAACTAAAATTTCTTGATAAATTCATAATTACTCCAAAATTAATTTTTTTATAGTTAAAGATCCATCAATATTTTTTTCAAGTTCTGCTTTTGATTTAATACATTGGTAATTTACAGCTCTACTTGTGTTAGTACGCATTGCAATTCTTTTACCTTTTAAGCAGTTTGACATAGATTCTTGTATTCGGTGCTCTTTAATTTCTCCGTTTACAATCATTAGTAGTGCTATAATTAACTCCATTAATGGGCTCCATTTCCGTTTGCTCTGACCTTATCTTTTAGATCTTCAATATCACTTAATGCTTTATCTAATTGATCTCTTAAAAATTCTATATTAACTTTGTTAGTCATATTCATCTCTTGAGTCTCTTCCATTTTCTCTACAGACTTATAAAGATCTTCCAATAAAAAATGTTGTTCCTGGTCCACGGGCACTTGTTCAGATTTTTTAAGTAAATCATTTTCAAACAACTCACGTGAGGTCTCTAACGATACTAGCCTTGCCGTAAGTTCTGTATATGCGAACACACCCATTGCAACGAGAATAATTAAAGATGCTACGGTCTTCATAGGCATTTGCACAGCTGCCTCTTCAGATATGTTCATTGGTTTTTTATTCATTTCTTTTTCTTTTTACACTTGCATCTAGGTGCAAATAAATTTTCTAACCATATAAAAGAATTATCAATTATTTCACAAAATTTTATAATATATTTATCTATCATCTAGGGTGTTTCCAGTCTTTCATTTTTTTTGCGTTTTCTAATCTTTTTTCCTCTATAGATTTTGCCTTATCCATGGCTTCCATTTCTTTTGTAATTCTTTTTTGTTCTGCAATATCAGCTTTTTCTCTATCTTTCATACGTTTAACATATGTAGTATAATCTGGTCTTTCATGATCATACTTGCCCCATAATTTTTTAGCTTCATTACCAATTTTACCATCAATTGGACATGGTGTGCCTGCTTGAATCATAGACTCAAATACTCTTTCATCTTGACACAGTATTGCTACAGCTGCAACTTTCATACCAAAATCATTTAATATTCTAGCAAGTTTTAATCTTTCACAATTTTTATCTATAAAATGTTTTCCGCCACTAATACCAAGGCCAAATGTTTGAACACCTAGTGATCCACCTACTGCACAAACGTCTTGTGTCATAGAATTATAAGATGGCGATGAAGCTGATGGTGGAGCTGATTTTGTATTGGATGTTGAGTTATTGGTCGTTGTGCTATTAGAACTTGATCCTG